TCAATATACAACGGTAGGTTATGTAGTATCTCTGACCGCAACATCTTACTGGCATGTGTATCTTGCTCATCTAATACTAGAGCTTTAGGGTCACCCCAAATAGTTGCAGAGGCACGCATCGCAGTAGTCTTACCAAGCCCTGACTCCTTACTGTGTAAGTGCATAGCAGAGCAAGCTATGTTGCCCATAAATTTCATTAGGATAGAACCAAATCCCGCACAAACAACGTACTGATGTAGCTCAAAACCGGGCCTGTTATAAAACCCCATCAACTCTTTCCACTCTTCAAGAGTGCCTTTAGGTTCAAACGCAGGGAATAACCCCGCTGTTTGCGACGATGGAGGATTGAACCGAGTCCCTTCTTTAGTGATTACTTGATTTCCTAGAACAAAAGCATCAGTGCCTTCGCCTACCCATCCAAACTGTCTGTGTGCGTTATCCGCCATTGTTGTCTCCTGTAGTTGGTTAATCCAAGTTAATATGTACTTCATTAAATCATCGACGTTGGGTACAGCTACCCCCCGCATAGCCAATTGCTTTCTAAGTTCGTCTCTAGACCCAACCGCAGTGAGCGGTAGTGTAAATTCACGTACACCATCTTTCGGTAGGTGTAGTCGTAAGACCACCTGCTCCCCGATTTCAGGGTCTAGTACCCGCTGCACTACGTATATGTCGTTCTGGTATACTTGCTTTTCGTCTTCGTTACCTTCTGAATCCTTACTGTGGACATACACCCCACCATTCGCGCCTCGTAAATAGGGGAAAGGGTACTTCGGTATCACATAAGTGTTTAGGGGCGCGTCCGGTAAATCTAACGCAGGTTCCTGCACTACGTTATCCTCTTCGGTGGCTTCCTTTAATAACTTACCTATAAACAAAGGCGACCGATACTTACCACGGTTAGGACATGCTAGGCACGTCTCAGGCTTATGTTCTTCAAACTTGTTACATGTATACCGTTTATCCGATGTGAGGTTACTCCACTTTGCGTCCGTTTCCTCTGGATCGTAACCCTCGTAACCTTGCGATATCTTATGTGCCCGTTCCCTACTACCATCACTACAGGCTTTTAGTATTGATAGCATCCCGCCATATTGGTTCCGATACTTCGTTCGGTTTCGTTAGTGCGTCGTGTAACTGTAGACACCCCTTCCCGCCCTTAGAGCGTTCAATAATACGTTTGAACTTAAAGTCTTGGTTTTCAAGGGCTGCGTGAAACATTGCATTGGCACCCTCTACCCTTCTAGAGGGAACTGGTATCATGTCTGCACCAAGGAGCATGGAAAAGCTATCGAAATCAACCAACGTCGAATCCGTTGGCCCTATAAAATCTACTTCTACAGGGTCTTCCGGTTTGTAGTTGTGCGTCATAGGTACCCGCAACACTCGTGCGGCATCCGCCGTGACTGCGGGATCAGCTAAAAAGTTATTTTTACTACATAAAACTTTAAGGCGTTCTGCTACAGGTACCCAATCTTCTAAACAGACTGGTTCTTTTAGTACCCAGTAAACATGTACCCCACGACCAGAGTTAATCAATGTGGGGCGAGGTAATAGGTTGGTCTTGCAAAATTGTTTAAGCGCAGCAAGTGCGTCTTGTTGAGTAGCAAATTCTTTGGATGGGCCACAATCTAGATCTAAGAAAAACGTTTTTACGTTCTTGACGTTACCTACCTTGCGTGACTTATCTTCTCTAAAAGTCGATAGGGCGAAGTAAACATCATAACCTTGGTCATCTAGTTGGTTTGCGTTATCTATTAAAGCATCTATAGAAGTAAAAAACTTTTGTATTCGTCGATCCGTCTTAGTGTTAGATGCAAAAATACAATATAGTCCATCGTTTGCTAGGGCTTCTTGTAAAAATTTTCTTGTTTCCATAGCTATCTCAGAACCGAAAGTTACCACGGCAGGGGCAGATATCCGCCCTCTTCGGTATTCCTAGCCGTGGTATAGTTAAGCGTGTGGGTAAGGTCTCGCACCTACCCAAGATAATTGGGTCTAGTCGTCCCAACCGTCAACGATTGCACTAAGATCAGCTTCTTCTTTAGGTGCAGGTGATGACTTCACCTTAGCTACTTTCTTCGGTTCTTTGACAGCTTCTTCAGTTTCTTCTACATCAACTTCTACTACATCAACTTCCTCGGCTGTCACCGGGGCAGACTGGGTAACATCTGCAAAAGGACTTACCTCCACATCAACGGTAAAGCCTTCCACTGCATCAAACGGGGATGAGGTTTGCAGCGGTATGTACTTGGTAACTTGCACTGCTCGTAACCGTAGTGATACCCCTGCTTCTCGCATGTTGTATGGGAAAAGAACGACTGCAATGTTTCCAACACTACCGGTAGTCAAAGCAAAATCTTCATCTAACTCCTTATTCCCTGCGTCATATTGCTTAGGTTTGCTGGTAGCCTCTTTACCGTACGCCCCTTTCAACGTGGCTTTACCAATAAACATACCGTCATCAGTCTTCTTGAAAGGCATGGGGATCTTCTCAGGCCATTTAGCCTCACGCTTCTCAGCGTATGCAGCCGCCATAGCGCCCATCAATTCTTTAGCCTGTTTATCGTCCATCTTAAACTGCATCGAGTAAGAAGCACCGTCGTCGAATGGGTCACACGGCACACTTCTGTTCTCCGTATTATCAAAACGGTAGGTCTTATTGATACGTGGGTATAGTACTTCAACACCTTTTATAAGGTAGTTCATATATGTTTCTCCAAACATTTAGTCATTTAATTTAAAACCGTCAACCTCATCGAATGGGGAAACACTTCGATCTTCTACCGGCGCAACAATTTTAGTCATTGCGTTAATAGTATCTTCGTGATCCTGCATCTCTTTGACAGTCTCTAGCTCCTGCTCTTCTAACGGACGTATCGGTCTGAAGAAGAGTTTTGGTGTATCGCTACCTTCGTCGAAATAAATCTTCGATATGACAGCGATGAAAGGCGTCTCACGCGCCTCAAGGTACCGTGCATAAGCACGTAGGGGCATTTCCCCTTTTACCGCGTCCCCAAATATAGAAGTCGGGGGTAGTTGTAACTGATAAACTGTTTCCAGATCATCCTTTAAAACGACTGCCAAACGCTGCACAAAACGACATGCGCGCCCAGAGCCTTTCCCAGAACCTCTAATATTTTGAACACAATCTAAGCAACGTCCAGACTGCCGTTGGGTATCTGGTACGTCTAAAGCAGGGTATTCGGTATCGTTAGACCAACAAGTCGGTGCAACTATTTTATCGGGGTCGTACTCATTTTTATAATACATCCTAGACGTATAAGCAACGCCAATGATGATGCACTCGATAGAATCTAGACCCTCGGTGGGTATACCACCAAACTTCTTGTCCTTAATACCAATTCTTTTAACGTTAGTTTCCATTAATAATCTTCGTCTGTATCCAAGTCAGGGACTTCGACCCGATCATCTTCTGGACTTACTTCATCCCATGTTGTGTCAGGTGCATCTTCGTTCAAGTCACTAAGTAGTGCTTGCGATACGGCATTCAAGTCGTACCTGTAGGTCTGCCCTATATGAATGTAAGTATTCTTCGGTATACGCCCTTGCTTCATCCAGTTACGGATCAAGCGTTCAGATACCATAAAGTGTTGAGCGACTTCTCTAATTGAAACTAATGCGGGTGTCATGGTTACTTCCTTCTAACGGATATAGTGTATGTGGAGTTTGAGTTAAGACCTTTCGGCAACAAGTCAGGATTCGACTCAAGAAATTCTCTCATGTTCTTCTGGTTTAGGCGCTTGTCCAACAGTGCGGGTTCTCCGTGCTCAAGAATAAACTTGTGCATTTGATCCCAGTCGCTAGTCCAATACGTTTGTTTAACCGTCCGATAGAATAGACCTTCTGAAGTCTTGACGCTGCTAACGTCATGTTCTTTGCAGTGTTCCAACAGAGCGCCCTTCACCGCGTCCAATTGTTCTACAAGAATGCTGTCCTCTTTGTCGAATTCCGCCTTCAATTCAGACCGTCGATCCCGTATTTTTATATAGGTCTTGACCAACTTGTCTAAAGGTATAGCCGTTTCGCTGCCCATTTACATCTCCTTAACTTGCCGAACTGTTGAATATAATATACTTGGCTGTCCTACGCAAGTATATCATTGTATAAATCAATCATTTTTGTATGGATATTGATTTTATTGTCCAGCATTGCATAAACACGTTTTTCTATGGACGATCCTTGCAACTGAACCACGGTACACTTGTGGTCTTGACCTGATCTGTGTACCCGAGCGTTGGCCTGTGCGTACGTTTCTAGTGAACTGGTTGGCCCCCACCATACCACCGTATTCGCAGCCGTCAGGGTCACACCGTGCGCTGCTGCTTGGGGTTGGATTACTAACACCCTAGGGTCATCAGAATTCTGGAACTGCCTAAAGATCTGCGTCCGTTTAGCCGCTGGTACATCACCACGAATGACTGCTGTACTGATGCCGTCAGCTTCTAATTTGTCAGTAAGAATGTCTATAACATGCCTGAAAGGCACGAATACCAATACCTTCTTACTAGACTCGTCGATTACCTCGCGCAGGACTTTGTACCGGTGCTTGATATCAAACTCTAGCGTGTCTCCAGTATCGGTGTAGACTGCACCGCAGGATATTTGTAGTAACTTGTTCATGTTCACTGCTGCATTAGACGCAGTTACCTGCTCACCTGCTGCGTCCATAATCATTTTATCTCGTAACAAGTTATAGTATTTGTTCTGCTGTCTGGTAAGTTCAACTTCCCGTTTTACATACACCATAGGCGGTAGGTCTAAACATTCTTCTTTGGTGAACCGTATGGCTGGTTGTAGCACACGGAATACGGTATCGGTGGCGTTGTCTTTGGGTACCCACCTAAAGTTAGTAACTTTAAACATGACCTGATCGCGGAACGAACCGCCGAAGCGGGGCACTGCCGCAGGGTTAACGAGTTTAGCCAAGCCATACGCATCCACTGGGCTTTGTGCCGCAGGGGTACCGGTCATCATCCACAACCATTTTTCAGGGGTCATCAACGCGTTGAGCGTCTTCCATCGTTTGGTCTGGGGGTTCTTGTAGTGGGTCGCCTCGTCCACAATGATTAGGTCAAAACCACCATTTGCCACGGCGTCCGACACAATCTCAACACCGTCATAATTTATTATCACGTAATCAGCGTTACCCTCAATGATCTCCCTGCGTTTCTTCGCTGATCCATAGGCCACGTCTACTGTTCGGTGCATTGCAAACGTGAACAGATCATTACGCCACGCGGAATCCATGATAGACAAGGGACATATAATCAACACCCGTTGGATACGACCCACATTCATAAGGTAATCTGAAGCCCAGATCGCACTAGCTGTCTTACCCGTACCCTGCTCGTTGAAGCAGAACGCTCGCTTGTTCATGGTAAGAAACGATGACGTGGTTTTCTGGTGCTCAAACGGGGAATACTTACCCGTCCACTTGTACTTCCCTTCGATAGGGGATGGCACCTTGATGTTTAAGTTCTTCAGTACATGCGCCTCGTCGATACCCCACTTAACCACTACTTTGTTATCAGGTAGTTCTTGGCTCTTGGGTATGACCGTCGTTACTTTTTTAGGGTTGCGAAGTCGCAAGAGCAACGCCTTGTTATCTAAAATCTTCATATATTTTCCTGCTAGAAAAGCCCTGCTTCGTCCACAGATAGGGCTAGGTCTGCGATATCGGTATGAACTACCTCTGGA